ATGGCAGTAATTACAAAAAAGGTTGAAAGAGATAGAGGCGGATATTATGTGTATGCTGAAGAAAAGACAATAATTCACTTTTGCACTAAATACGATGATGTTATGATAAAAAGAAAAATAAATACTGATAACTTTGCGGTGTGTGCATTAAACACAACTGATATGTTACAATTAATAATTAAAAACAAATAAAATGAGATACAAACAATTGATCCAAAAAAAGATCACAGAACTAAAGAATCAAATTCATTCCCAAAACGCTAGTATTTCCCAGCTTAGACCACCAGATGAGCTAAGAGAACAATTACAGAGAATGCTTGATAAGATTCAAGAGATAGATGTTCTAATAAATACAGAGCACGATACTCCTATTCCATACTAAAAACAATAAACAGTTATGCAAACACAAAAACAAAAACAGTTGAGCGAAGAGCAAATAACGATTAACATAGCTCGTTTTTATGAACTGATAGATAAGTATATAGAAGCGCCTAGGAAAGATGATCTTACTAGGTTTTATATGTCTATAGAGTTAGCATTAGCAACTAGCCCAGCCTCTTCTAAAATATCACATCATAATTGTTTTCCAGGTGGTTATCTAGACCATGTTATTAGAGTTACAGAAGCTGCATTAGTATTAAATAATGTATGGGATAAGTTTGGTCAAAAGAAAGATTACACTATTGACGAATTGGTATTCTGCGCTATCAATCACGATCTAGGAAAACTTGGTACTAACGATAAACCATTCTACGTACCAAATACAGAAGCTTGGCAAATAGAGAAACAGGGCGTTTATTATAAGTACAATACTGAAATGCCTCACATGAGAATAGCTGATAGAAGTTTATTTTATCTACAACAAGCTGGAATTAAGATTAACGAAAAAGAATTTCTTGCCATTAAGCTTCACGATGGTCTTTATGAAGAGTCTAATAAATCTTATTATATTACTTACAACTCTGATTACGAAATAAAATCAAATTTACCTTACATACTCCACCAAGCCGATCTAATGGCTAGCAGAGTAGAAACCCAAATCAATTAACATGACAACAATAATAATTTCAGTATCCATTTGGATAGCTAGCATTTTAGGTTGGATACTATTCAATCTATACAATAAGAATAAAAAGCTAGAAAATATGGTAATAAACCAATCAGACTTCATAAACACAATGAAAGTCAATATTAGACAATTCGACGAATTAGCTAATAAGATAGACTCCCAGATCTGGGTACAATCAGATCCCGAGTTCTTGGCGCTTTTCGAAAAAGTAAAAGAGATTCAATCAAGCTTACAAACCTACGTAGATTAATAGCATGGAAACACATCTAATGGACGTTGTACAAGACCAAGTACTCTTAACAAAGAAGGGAGAGGTTAGAAAGAGAAAGCCAAAGAAGAGTAACGACTACTTTACAGAAGAGACTCAAGCTGCTATATTGCAATTTAGAGCTAGTAAAAATCAAGACGAACGCGATAAGCTTTACAGAGAAAAGATACACTATGCTCTTTATAAATTGGCAGAGAATATAATTCACACATTTAAGTTCTACTATTTAGACTCTGAATCAATAGAGGATTTAAAGTATGAAATAATATCTTTCTTATTACAAAAAATAGATTTGTACGATGAAAGTAAAGGTAAAGCTTATTCTTACTTCGGTACAATTGTAAAACGCTATTTGATAGTTTACAACAAAAAGAACTACGCAAATAAAGTGGGAAAAGTAGAGGTATCAGACATAGACAATGATAATAATACCATAGATAGTCTTATATATAACCAATTTGATGATACACCAGATGTAAGTGTAATCATGGAAGCATTTATTAAAAAGCTAGATTTAGAAATTTTTGATATGTTTCAAAACGAAAACGATCTTAGGGTTGCTGTTTGCATACTAGAAATATTCAAAAAGAGCGATAAATTAGAGTTATTTAATAAGAAACTTATATACATTTACGTAAAAGAAATGGTAGATGCTCCAACAAATTCAATAACTAGGGTAATAAAACGCTTAAAGGGGGTTTATAAACAGGTATTAGAAGACCATTTGAGAAAATTGGACTACTAGATATTTATAAAAAAGCTCATGGAACTAGAAAAAGAAGTATTCTCTGGTAAAAAGATCTCCGATCTTATACAAGAAGTGTATGATAAACAGAAAGGTCAAGAAGAAGCTTTAAAAGAGCAAATAGAACGATTATCAAGCTATATAGAGGGACCAGGTGACGCTATAGTTATGATTCCTCACATTAAAGATCTATTCGATACAAATGTAAAGAATAACGATGTTTTATTGAAAATATTACAACTATTTAAGCAGAGCGAAAGCAAAAAACAACAAGATTCTAGCGAAGACATACTTTCTGAAAAGGACATACAACAGCTTTTTGATGAAGTTCATTCCATAGGAGTAAATAAAGATCAGAAAAAAATAGGCGAGTAATGGCAAATCAATACATACTAAGTCCTGGAGGAGGTCAAGGCGGTTCTAGTAAGGGAAGTTTATTTGCTATTGGAAGAGTAAAAAGCATTGTTTTAGGAGAATTTAGATATGATGGGATAAGAGACCCAGATTACGCCTCACCTAAAGATCTTGGTAAAATATCGTATGAATTATTGTACGCTTCAAAAGGTTTTCCAAGCGGAAAAGGCAATTCAATGCCCGCTTATCCAATTTTTACAGCAATACGACAATATCCGTTAATATCAGAAATAGTTTTAATAATGCCCGGTCCTGATTCTGATATGAATGATAATGTAGAAATACAAGGTATGTATTATTTTCCGCCTTATTCTTTATGGAACTCAGTTAATCATAACGCATTTCCTAATTTATTTGAATATGCCGACTATGTTAACACTCAATTTGAAACTATACAAACAGAAAATAAAACTTTAAACACTGACGCTATTGGAAAATTACCATTGGGATACATGTTTTCTGAAAAGACTGATGTAAGGAATTTGAGACCGTTTGAGGGAGATACAATAATAGAATCTCGCTTTGGTCAATCCATACGATTTGGTAGTACAAACATAACAAAAAACATGAATACTTGGTCTTCTCAAGGAGAACTAGGTAAACCAATAACTATAATAAGAAATGGCCAAGGTCCCCAAATCTCTCCAGACTACTTTGAACCAACAGTTGAAAACATAAATACTGATAACTCTACAATTTGGATGACTTCTGGACAAACTATAGACATAGAAGACATTTCTTTATTTCCGTTAAAATCATTTGGAGAAAAACAAAAGGTTGCTGCTAGCAATGTACAAACCGTTAATAGAATAGCCACAAGCACAGAAGTAACTAGTGCTATAAATCAAGATAGATCTAATTTGGCAGGAAACAATTAATTGAACAATGGCATATTACCCAGAGATACCATATAAAGGAAACCAAGTGATCATAGCATCAGATAGAGTGCACTTATTAGCAAAAAATGACTCAGTGTTGATATTTGGAAAACAATCTGTAGCTATATCATCAATAAATACAATAAATTTAGATGCCACATCTGAGATAATACTACAATCTCCGAAAGTTAAATTGGGATCATTGAAAGCTGAATCGCCTGTTATTTTAGGTGATGTACAAACAAATAAGTTTATAAGTTTTTTAGATAGCGTAGCAACGATATGCGTACAGTTACAAAGCGTATCAGCGGGTAAAGAACCACCGACGCCTGAACTTGGTATAGCTATGCTTAAATTGGCTACATTTGGAAAACAGTTAGCGTCTTACTGTAATGACTTAAAAAATCAATTACCAACAGCATTATCAAAAACTAGCTTTACAGTATAATGAGCTTTAATTCACGATACTCACAACAAATAAAACAAAAAACACCTTCTGATGCTAAGGGTTTGGAAAAGGTTATAATTAGTTTTAGTTTTGCGGTAGTCGATATATCCTCTTATGTTAATACTATATTTTACGGTAAAAGTGAAATGCCAGCTAGCGATAAGGGCAAAAGAAGAAAAAACCCTTTAGATATGGGTGTTATACCAATATTGGATATATTAGCGTCTATTGATTTATGTGATTTACTTAATTATTTAACAAATGCCTTAGGCAACATTAATATAGGATCTGGCACATTTAATCCAACAAAACAGCCTGAAGATTTTTTTGGTAAAATAAAATGGAGATTTCAAAAGACAGCATACGATGTTCAAACAGAGATAGACGGATTTTATAATGACTTTAATAATCTAGATACACCTGAAAGTAAAATAGGTGTTTTACGGGTTTTAACAAAAATAAGAAGCGAATTTGCTGGATTTACACAAGTTATATCTAATTTATCCAATCCCGATAGATTAGCAGCTACGGACCCTGATGTTTTATTATTGTTAGACGCTTTCCCACAGCTTAAAAACATAGGTAATTATGTAAATGATACTCTATCTTATTTTGATAGATTTACTGATTATCGACAACTACAAAATGAAGACGTTCAAAAAATAGTAGATACTATTAAAAAAATTCGTCAATATTGCATAGCTATACAAGCTTTGAATAATCCTTCCGCTATCGTTTCTCAATACGGTGCAGATTTACTAAAAGATGAAATAAGTCAATTACTAAAAGACATAGACGTTCAAGACGTAGTTCCAACTTTAAAAAAAATAAACGAAACACTAAAAAAGATTATTGCTATATGTAATAACATAAACAATATAATCCAATTTGCTACTACTATAATAAGACTATTCTCTACGTTAATATTTGTATTTAGAGTCATAATTAGATTTTTAAAAACACTACCAGCTCCAAACCAATTTACAACTGTGGGTGTAACAAATACAGCTTCTGATGTTTTAAACGAAATAAAGAAAAAAGGACCAACGACTTTTGAAGTTAGATTAGCTCAAATATCTTCTTTGCTGGGTAGTATAACTTTATTACTAAACACATTATTACCGATTATAAATGAAGTTATACAAAAAGTAAATAATTTATTAGCTAATTTACAAAATTGTGATAATGCACCTGAAGATTTAAAAAATAGTATGCAAGACACTGTAGACAACTTACAGTCTTCTGTAAATACTTTACAAGCATTTTTAGATAATAAAACTCAAAATGATTTAACAAGATCAGA